CCTTTTCTACTTTTAAACTTAACTCTCTTTCGGCACAAGCAGCAAGGTTTAAGGCTGTTCTGTTTCGATTGTCAATAATAAATGCTGCCATTAAAGTATCAAAAAATGGTTTTGAAGGAACTACTCCACGATAATATTTAGCAATTGATTTTAAATCAAACTTAATGTTATGTCCTATTTTTAATTTGTCACTAAAAAACAATGGTTTTAATGCTTGAAATACTTCTCCAGGTAGTAACTGTTCTGGTGGTAAATCAAATACTGGTTTCCATTTTGCTTGATTTTTAGAATAATCGGCATCTGTTAGAGGTTTACCAGCAACTGCCTTGCGTTGACCACTTAACAAAAGTTCTTTATCCCAACGTAAAAATTCCCCATTAGGATGACCCATAGGAATTACATCTGTTCTTCCTTCTGTCGCTAAAGAAATCCACAACACATCGTTTACTACGGGTTGAATTCTATTTTCTCCAACTGTTTCCACATCAAATGCAAATGCACTTACTGAGGAGTAATACTCAACTAGATCTTTTAATTGTTTTTTATTTGTAATAATGTTCATTGTTTTCCCTCATTAATAAGTTAGGTGGAGGAGCCTGAAAACGGAAATAAACAGGCTCCGCCACATTGGAATCTTGGTTAAACCAAGGAACGAGCAATCTTAAGCATTTCGGAGCGAGGGGTCTCTCGAATTACTTCGGCTGTATACGGAACAGCCCGTGCTACTAGTTCTTGAACCTCATCGAGATTCAACTTCCATTCCTCCGCTAGGTCACGACCACGAACAAACTCCATAGTGTAGTTTGTTGTAGGCCCTGTACCCATCCGAGAAATTTCCCAGAACTCTTTTGACAGAGGTCCTTTGCGCTCATCTTCATGAGACTTTTTAATTAGTCTTGCAAGTGTTGGAGGTGCTGTAAGAATCTGCACACCCTGTGCTTCGCCAGTTAGTACAAGCACATTAAATGCAAAACGTGAACGTGGTTTACTTCCAAGGATGTCAGTAAACGGATCATTTTCTGCTAAAGCAACAAAAGATTTTTTGCCTGTTGGCCGTTCAATCCAATGCTGCTCGTAAACACGGAAGGGTCCATCCTCTAAGAATTTAATTAATTGTGGTTGTTCAGAAAAACGAAACTCTGTTGGAAACTCTGAGGAATTCTCAGTTAAGAGAGCCTCTGCTGCTTCCCAACCTTGTTGAACTGTAGTACCAATCTTTGGTTCTGCAGTTTCGCTGTCTTCATCTAAATAATTTGCAGGATTTTCTGCAACATCATTTGTTGGTTTGGTTATTGGCATTTGTTTCTTCTTTCGGTAATGAGGCACGGAGGATGTTGTATCACTGTACAAACTTAATCACTACTGGCTCTCTAGGTTTGTGATTTCCTTCCAACGACTTATTAAAGCCTCTGTTAGGTCATCTTGGTTAGACCACTCTACACGAGCAGACCCTAGTAATCCACGTTTTGAAAACTCTTCAATAGCGGACTCAATTAATGGTCTGGTGTACACCCTATTTCCTCCAATTTTTTCTCCCTTTAGAGTTTTAGACCGAAGTCTATAAGGTGCTCTAGGTATGTAGCCTTTTCTTTCCCATAAGCGAACAGTAACAATTGTTTTTTCTAACGCTAGTGCTAATGCACTAATAGTAAAAACCTCTGTTTCTTTTCCACTTAATGTTTTAATGATCGGATTTGCATCCCAACCATTACTCTCCCCGTTTTTACGGCGAGAAACTTTTGGATCTTCTTCACGACGTTTTCTTTTAGAACCTGGTATGTATTCTAAATCAGCAAACGCCTCTAGAATCTCGTCGTCTCCACGTAATCCAGCCATAATTACTTCTTGTTTAAAACTAATGCCCAAACAATTTTTTGAGGATACATTTGATCAATCTCTTCTTCAGTTAATTGACCTTCATAAAGAGCCGCCATTAAAGCATCTTCATCTACAATTCGAACTGTTTTATATAGTTGCTCTTCCATTCCCTTGTCGGCAATAATTTGTTCTGCAACTCCCTCTTCAATTTTTCTAGACACACGACGTTGTTTTTGTAACATTCTTACGCCTTCAATTTCATTTGGGAGTTCTACAAATATGTTTCCATTGCCATCGACTTCACCTTTGGTATCTACAACTTCAAATATTTTTTCTTTTAATAGTTTTAATTCTGACTCAAAATATTCAACTTGTTTTTTAAAAAATATATATTGCTTAGCCTGTGCTTCAAGGTCATCTATTGAAGCCACTCTAGGTTCTTCTTCTTTTATTCTTGCCATGTTAACCCCCTCAAGGTCTCTGTTGTTGTAGGAAACTTATCAGACTTCCCACGGTTAGGTCAATTCCGCCTTTAGAATTAATTCCCATTCCATCCATTACTGCGTCTGCTACTGCGTTTTTTTGTTGAAGCATTTCAAATTGTCGTTCTTCAATAGAGTCTTTTACAATAATATCTTGAATAATTATGCTTGGCCATCTACTAGATGCTCGTTTAATTCGTCCATTTCTCTGGACGGCTAAACCCGCAGACCAAGGCAGGTCATAGTTTATTAACAAATTTGCAATAGGTAAATCTACACCGTAACCACCTGCATCTGATGAAATAAAGACACGACAATCTGGGTCTGTAAGAAACTTTTCTTTACTTGCTTCTTTTTCTTTTGCATTCATATTTCCTGTATATATAGTGCCACTAGTAACTTCTTGAATTCTAGAAAGCATGCCAACCCAAGATGTAAAGATAACTACTTTTGCTTCTGGATCAGTCTCTAAATGATCAGCCACGTAATTTTTTAATACATCTAATTTTGGTTGTTTAGTTATGTTTTCTAACAAAGAACGTTCTCTTAAACTATACGCATAAGCACTGCCTTCGCCTTCTTGTTTTAAAAATTTTTCAGAACTATCAATTAGTAAACTTGGATGATCACACAGCATTCTTAAAGAAGTAATCTTAGACATAATAGAGCCCCTCATCATATCTGCTGGACCACCTGGCCTACTGTCGTGTCCGTAGTGTGCTAGCAAAGAAAAGTTTGCTCCAAGTAATTGTTGTGCTTCATATAATTCTTGACTCAATTCATTAGCAATTAAGTTGTACAACTCAGAGGTTTTTGTGTCAAAAGAAATTTGAATTGGATCTAGATGAATTGTGTCAGGAAGATAGGGAGCGACGTCTAGATCTGTCTGTACTTTTCGGACCGACGCCTCTTTCATTTTTGCGTGAAATATAGGTAAGTTTCTATATCTTTGAACACCACCAAAGTGATTCCTTACAATAAAAGTTTGATCAAACAAATCAAATCTTCCAAGTAACTTTGGGTCTACAAATTGCATAATGCTATACACCTCTTCTGGTTTACCATTTTCTATTGGGGTACCAGTAAGGGCAAAACGAATCGGAATATTTTCAGATAATTTTTTTACTGCTTTTGATCTTTTAGATCTAAATCCTTTAATGGCAGTGGCTTCATCACAGATTATGGCTCCAAGATTTAGGTCTTTAATAGAGTCCCAATCATTAACTAAGGACTCGTAGTTACAAACTATGTAATCGCTTTTAGATCCACGGTCATATTGCAAAAGTCTTGTTGATTTACTACCGTCTACAACAGTAACAGTTGCATTAGAAAACTTTTGTATTTCTTTTTCCCACTGATATTTTAAACTTGATAGAGCAACTACAAGCACAGACCCTTCTACTTCATCCTGCTCTCTTAATTTTTCTATTGCGGCAATAGTCATACAGGTTTTTCCAAGACCCATTTCATATGCAACAAGCATTCGTTTACGGTTAACCATTTTATCTACTGCTTCGGGTTGATACGGTTTTAAAGTTCCTTTAAACATTGTCTATTGGCGTTGGAGCAGTTGCTAAACTGCCGCACAAGGCACACTCCATATCTAACATGTATAAAGATATTTCTCCATCTTCAAACATTGCTTTTACATTCCACAAAGTAGAACCACAAACACATACATGTAAAGGTTGGTCTTTATCTCTTAAATCCATTATAGGTAAGCGGCTTTTCCATGCAACATGTGTTTTGCGGTTTCTAATCCAAGCGATATTTCTGACGGAGTCATGTCTCCTACATCTTTTACATCAATACCGTTGTAATTAAAAAACAATAAATCAAAACCATATTTACGAGCATAGTCTCGTATTTGTTCACATGCTTTTTTTCCAGCAGGATCATTATCAAATGCTGCTATTACTCTTTTTGCTCTACGAATTATTTTTGCTTGCTCTTCACTCATCATTGCGCCATAAATTGATACGGATCCACAAATTCCAACAGACTCTAACCTCACCACATCTAAAGGAGATTCAACCACTATTAATTGTTCCTCGTTTAAATGTTGAACTCCAAAAACAGTTTTAGATTTTTTAACTCCAGCAGGTTGATTTTTAAAAAATCTTCCTCTAGCACCCTTTTCTTGCCAACCTAATAGTGAAAAAGTTTCAGGATTACGAATGGGTAATATCCAGGCTTCGTTTGTTTCGTCCCATAAAACTTCATATTTATTTACGGCTTCTCGTGTTAAAAATCTTTTCTTTAGTTCTATGTCGGGCGGTTTTCCGTAGACCGCTAATCTAGCCTCAGACATTGGTATGGTTTCTTCAGCAACAACATACTGTGGTAACTCTTTAATTCTTTTCATTAAAGAATCAATAGGAACTTCTGCTGTGTCGTCGATATAATCTCGTGCATCATGGTAATCAATACCTTTTACATCTGAAATTAAAGTATAAATGTTTCCTTTATAAC